TCCCCCGCTACGCCCGGCGAAGACGGCGGCGGTAAACCCCCTCAATCGAGTACCGCCGCCGTCGACAATTCATTGAAGGCCGAGGCCGTCGACAAGTTTTTGCAATACGCCTGCGACGACAGCCTGTCGATCGAAAGGCGCTTGGATGGCCTGTTAGACATCCTTGTCTTTTGGGTCGAGCGCCTGCCCGACGAAGCGCCGTTTCTAAACGCCTGTATGGCGAGGGCGGCCGACGTCATCAACGGCAAGACCACGAAAAAGGCAGCAAAAAGTTACTTGCTTGCGCTGGCCTCGAAGGAAGGGAAGGGAACCGAATGAACGATGAAACGACAAGCGGCGAGCAGGCGACTCAGGTGTCGGAAATCGTCGACGAGATTAAGCCGATCCTTGCCGGCAATCCGCCCGAGGTGCAAGGCGCCGTGATCGCCGATCTCTTGGCCATATGGCTTGTTGGCCATCCGCCGCAAATCCGGGAAGAGGCGTTGGCCTTTCATATTGACGCCGTGCGCGAGCTGATCGAAGTCGAAGACGCGCTCGCATTCGGCCCGGCCGGTCATCCCGACAAAGAACCATCGGCGGCACCCGCCAAAATTCCCGACGTCCATCTAAAAGACGTTTGCAAGATGGGCGCCGGCGCCGCGTGCTGCCGCTATGTCGTCGCCGGCGTCGAGGGGATCGAATGCGCGAAGCATCAACCGGAATTCGCCGCCGAGATCAATCGCCGCGTCGCCGCCGGCAGCTTTACCGCGATCGGCGACAATTGCCCCGGCATTGGTGGCGAGGCCGACACATGATGAAAGCGCTTGCTTGGATAAGCTATTCCACGATGGCGGCGCTAGTGATCGCGGCGGCGGCCATCGGTGGCACGGTAGCCGGCGCCATGCTTGTTTCAGCCCTGGCGCTTGTTATTCCCACCTGCGCCGCCTTTCAAAAAGGGTATCCGGCGCGGCGGCGTGAAACGGAATGGCATGAACCGAAAATCAGGACCACGCACCGCGACACGCCACCCCCGCCGCCGAGGCGCTAGCAGGTGAAAACGCAATGGCCAGGAAAACGGATTTCCGCCACCTCAAAGCGAAGCGCCAGGCGGCTTTGGCTCGGCCGGAATTACGCAAGCCGCCGAAGCCGAAGCCGCCGACGCAAGAGGAAATCGAAAAGGCGATCGCCGAAGGAAAGTTTAGGAGATTGTGACCATGACGACGCCAACGCCCGACCATTTTTCATATCCGCCGCGCGGCCTATCCAGGGTCGAGGCCTGCCGTTATTTGGGGATCGGCACCACACTTTTTGACACGCTGATTGCCGAGGGCAAGTTGCCGAAGCCGAAGCGGCTCGCGAGCAAACCGATATGGGATCGCATCGCCCTTGACGCCGCCTTTAACGATCTGCCGGAAGATGGGCGTTCAGGCCTCGACCAAATGCTCGACATGGCCAGGAAGCGGCAGCGGTTGCGGGATCGATAATCAATCACGCATCTTGCGTGATCCCGCGTGATGCGGTATTGTCTCAGTCATCGGACGGGAGGCAATGCGATGAAACAAAACACCATGACCATTCAAGAAAAATACGATCTGGCGAAGGCCGTGCGCGCCTGGCGCGGCGCAATGACGATGAAGGAAGCCGCCGAGTTGATCGGCATTCCGTGGCGGACGCTCGAAGGCATCGAGCACGGTCGCGGCTTTTCATATCCGGAAATGCTCAAGATCGCCATGACCGCAACGAAGGGCGCCGACAATGCCTAAGCCGTCAAAATTCCCGCAATATCCCGGCGTTTCCGAAAAGACCGTCAACGGTCGCCTTTTCTATCGCCACCGCGCCAAGGATGGCAAAGATACGGTGTTGCCAGGCCTGCCCGGTTCGGAGGATTTCGACCGCGCCTTTAACGTCGCCGTTGCCGCCTATCGCGAACGCGCTGCCGCCGCTGCAAACGCACCGGGCGCCGACGTCGTCGAGCTGCCGGCGAACATGGCCCGCACCTTCGGCAAGGCCGCGAAGCGCCTCGAAGCAACGATGGAATGGCAGCAATACGACCGCAAAACGCAAAAATATAATGCGATGCTGATCGAGCGTTTCCTTGAAACCCGCGTGATCGACGACGTCGACGATCTGAAATGGCGCGACGTGCCGGTCGATTTCATGGAAGCTCGGCACCTGCGCGCTTTCATCGAAGGGATCTTTGCGACGCGCAAGTCGACCGCAAAGCACATGTTGAACGCAATCCGGAAACTGCTTTTCGTTGCGATCAACGTCGAAGGTTGGATCGCCCCGGAAAACGACCCGTCGCTTTCGATCAAGGTTCGCCCGCCGAAGTCGGCGAAAAACCCCGCCTGGCCGTTGTCGATCCGTGAGAAATTCGAAGCCCGCCACCTGCCGGGATCGGCCGCCCGCACCTGCTACGCCCTTGCTTTTTGGCTCGGCTCGCGCCGTGGCGATGTCGCGTCGCTTGAATGGTCCGACCTCGATCAGCACGAAATCGAATTGCATTCGGGCGAAATCGTCATCGTCGAGGCTTTCAGCTTCCGACAGGGCAAGAACGCCAATAAGACCGGCGGCGCCGAAATGTTCATTCCGCTTGTCTCGAAGCTGGCCGACGCCCTGGCGCCCTTCAATCATCGCGAGGGTACGGTTTTGAAAACGGCATGGGGAAATGCATTTTCCGAAAAGAGCCTCACAAACCAAATGGCGGTTTGGTGCCAGCAAGCCGGCATTCCGGCCGGCTATACTATCCACGGCCTGCGCCGCACCTTCGGCTCGTATCTGGCCGAGTGCAACGTCGAGGCCAAGGGGATTATGACCGCGCTCGGTCATTCGGCCATGTCGGTTACGGACTCGTATGTCCGCGACGCAAACAAGAAACTGGCCATGTTCGATATTGCAGAAAAAATTAATGAGCGCGAAGAAAAGCGCGACCTCATGAAGCGGCGCGGCGCCCTTCGAATCGTCCGTTAGGGGATGGAAAAGGGCGTTAGGGGAAACCCCTAATAAAAACCCCTTATCGAACCTAAATTATCTAATGAAATCAAACACGTTGGCACGCCCTAGGGGCGTGTCATCTTTTTTGAAATCATTGACTTTTTTTATGAGGGGTTAGGGGTTTCGTTCCCGCCGCGTTCCGTAAAACCCCTTTCCCCTATCCCGGCGAAACCTCCGAAACCCGCCCCGAAACCTGTCAAGGGGAAAAGGGGGGAAAAGGGGGGAAAACCCCCTCTGACCAGTTTCCCCGGTCGTGAAGGTCCGAAAAGTTGGACGTTCAAACCGGGCATTTTTGCCCGCTTCGAGGTTAGGGGTTTTGAGAACATCGACGGAACGAAACCCCTAAAAAAGCCCTGCCGAGGCCGACGAAGCCAGGGCAGGGCGAAGGGAGGATCACTTAGCAAAATTGCATCGCTGCACCGCCAAGCTATGCGCACATGCTGCATAGGTCAATTCGGCGCCTTCGGGAAAGAGATCCCGGCATTTGATAGTTTGTCTTCCAAGAGGGCGACGTGGCGGCGCAGCCGGCGCAAGGATGCCGCTTGGCTTTCGTTCAATTTTTCGGACTCGCTCAAATCCTCGCGCTGCCGGCGGATGATCTCGCTTAGTTGGTTGCGCTCTTCCTGAAGCTGATCGGTCAGCTCGCGAAAGCCCGTCGTGATCGAGGCGCCGACGTCGACCCGCGTTCGCGATCGGGCGACATAGATAGTTCCGATCACGGTAAAAATCGCCGTGGTAATTGCACCCACGAAAGTAAGCCACGGCGCGATATCCACGGCGACTCAATCCTTACTTTCTGCACCCGTAACAGCTTCCACGAATTCCTTGTGTTGATCATGCATCTTTTCAATGTGCTCTTGAAAGGCGACGGCAATTTCGTGTTTCACCTGTCGGATCGACACGCGATAGGTGATTATGCCGCAAACAATGGCAATGGCGACAGTCGAAACCACGGTAGCGAAGGCCTCCGCGTCCATGTTAACCCGTCTCCAATTCCCGCCCGTGCATGTAATCTTGAACGACCGAAATCGCCGTGACGATCGACACGGCGGCCATTGCTGCCCTCACAAGGATATCGAGGCGATAGACGCCCGAAAACAGCGTGACGACCGACGTCAGATGAGAAAGGCCGCATAGGAAGATGAAGGCGCCGAATAGCAGGCGCATCGCCGGCCGGATGCGCGCCGGCGGCACCCTTGCGGCAAAGAGCAATGACAGGCCGATTGCGAAATACGACGCGAAGGTCGTCAGATCCGAAAACACATAAAGAAAAATCATGATTGGATCATTGGTAAGACAAATTGAGTGTTGGCTGTAGCGCTCGGCGCCGAAGAAATCGAGGATATCAGTCCACATTTTCGACCACCTCAAACGGGAATTGCGCCGTGACGTCTTGCTGCGAATGTGTCGGGCATCGGCTATCAACCACGTTTCGATAGATCCAACGGCCGGGATAAACATTTGCCGGCAATTGCAGGTAAATCGTCGCGTCGTCGGTTTGCTTGATTTCCGTCGACATGATCGGCCGCGTTAGCAGGACCGTCACCGGCGGCCCGCCGCCTTGATAGGTAAATGTAGTTATGACCGTGCCAGGGCAAGAGGCGGTGCGCTTCGTCGAGATCCTATATGTGAGCGTGCCTTTGTAGGGCACCGAATTCGATACGTAGCTCGGCCCCTCGACGACCTCGATCACCGGCCCGTTGACCGAAAAGGCGGCGAGCACGGCGTATGAAATGGCGCCGGCAATGACGCCGACGCCGGAGGCCTGCGCGAACCATCGCCAGGCAAGAGCAAGCAAGGCGCGAATTTTCAATTACAGGACTCCCACGGCCGGCAAGATCTTGATCAGCGCGACGAGCACGACGATCGCCACCACTACCCACACGGCCCACGCCTTATAAGGTTCGGGCAGGAATGGCGCACTCCGGATCAAGAAGACGAGCACGCCGGCGACGAGCGCGGCGACAAGCGAGATCACCAAAATCACCAAAAGCATTTGCAGTAGCGGCATTGGGGTTTCCTCCTATTTCCAGCAACCTTGTTTCTTCCCGAATTGATCGGTTGCGACAATCCAACGGGAAAGCCCTTGTTCCTCTTGCACAAGGCGCAGCGGGTTATTTGCCTTCGGCGGTGGCGTCCATCCCGCGCAATTGAGCGCAGTCGTCTGGCAGGCCGCCAAGGCGGATGCACACGCTATAATCGCCAAGCTTGCTAACTTCATTGTCGATCACCCCGCGATTTTGCACCGCCTCGACGGTGTCTTTCATTTGCCGCAACTTGCCGTCGGATCGGCCTTTGATGTAGCCGGCGCCGACAAGCACGGCCCCGATGATGATGGCGGCGGCAATCTTGCCGATCGGGCTTGCAAGGTAGGCCATCATGCCGGCACCGCGTCGAGCGCGTCGGCGAGCTGCGCGTGCTTGCGCTTCGCATACCACCGATACCCAATGCCGCCGATCGCGAGCAGGGCGCCACCCACGGCCAGCCCTACGACGAGATTTGAAATCCAATGGCTTGCGATACTGTACGGCGTCAATTGCTCTTGTAGGCCCTGCAGCGTGCCAGCAATGCCCATTCCGCCGACGCCGCCACCTGTCGCCGTGTCGGCCGGCGCCTTCGAGGGCGCTTTGCGTGCATCGGTGATCGGCGCTTTCGCATTGGCGCCTTCAATGAACGCGGCCGGCGTTTCGGTGCCGCCGGTCGTCATCAGTCGGCCGATGCGCCGGACGCTGGCGACGCGCGATTGCCAGCCCTTGCCGAAGGTCGGCCAGGGATCGAGGGCGCGAAGGAAGAGCAGGCGCCGGGCGCAGATCCGATCTATCAACGCCGGCATGTCGTCGATTTGCTCGATCGCGGCGAGTGTCGCCAGGCCGATAACGCCATCGATCTGCCCGGTGTAGGCCGAGCCGAGCGCCCTTTGCAGCCACTTGATTGATTGCTTTGGCCCTGAATTCGCGGCGCCGTCGAAGAGCACGTAGTCGACGCCCGCCGGCAGCTTGTCGCCTTTGATGGCATCCCAATATTGCAGCCGGTAAATCATATCGCGCTCGGTATCCGTCATCGAGCGGACGGTGCGCCGTGGCAAGCCGTGACTGCCCCGGAAAGCGTCATACGTGCGTTGCGTGACGCCTTGATTTGTGGCGCCGCCGGGATCTAACGGGTGATCGACGTAACCGCCTTCACTGACGAGCACATGCGAAAGAGACGCTGAAAAGTTTGTGCTCGCCATCTTTTACCGCTCCTGATTGGTTGCCGATCGATCGGTAAACCATCGCTGATTCAGCGGCGAAAAGAAATTTATCGTCGGATTTCGAGTTATGTAGGCCCGATGCCGATCAGAACGAAAGTGCCCTTGATAAAGTGCCGGACGGTTCCGACGTCCAAATTGGAAGCCGGCGCGACCCTTATCAGATCTTGACGGCCAAATGCTTCGCCTTCCAGAACCGACCGGAAAGAATAGCTTTTGCGCGCGCCGTTGCCTGTCGTCAGTGAGACGCCCTCAATTGAAGCATAATCACCACCGGCGCCGCCATAGTCGCCAGGTTCACCGATCGCGCCAGGATAAATATTCACCGTGGCTTGCTGAATTAGGAGGGTCGGGCTTAGGCTAATGTCGATCGCATTATTCCAGAGTTGGTTGCACAAGGGCGTGCTGTCGGTCACATAGAAGACTTCGTTATGATATGCCTCGTATGTTTCCGGACCTCCATTCAATGCACTGTCATTGTAGAAGGTGGCGCCGCCGTCCGGCGATAGGACGGCTTGAAGGCTGTTTTCTGAATCAAGCTCGACCCCCTGCATAATCAGACGGAAACTTTGATAATTCGCCGGTAGAGCGAAATCCATGTGCGTCACGGCGTCCGAGATGACGACGTTTTGCAGCACCCTTTGGCCTGTTAGCGCGGCGAGAGCGTTTTCAAGGTCATCTTGAGATGCGCCGGGATTGGCAATGTCGATACCGGTCATAAATCAATCTCCTAGTGTGAGGTATTCCCCGTTTAGGGTTAGCGGTTGCCCGCCAAGGGTCAGCGCATTGGCCGGCGGCGTGTCATCACCGCCGCCGCCACCGCCACCGCGTTGCAGGCCAAGCAACAGGCGCAGGCAAAGAGCGGCCATTCCGATCAATCCTCGGTGATCGCCGTCGCCGTCGTCAGGCGTGGAATGACGCCGTTCGCAACGGAAAGGTTTGGCGTCACCGCGCCGGAATAGAGCAGCTTGCCGGCGCCCGAGGATGCCGTGCCAATGCCGAAATGGGTGATGGTGGCGCTGCCGCCGGTGCATGTCGGGAAATCGATATTCGCCGCCGGCGAAACCGAATTGTTGGTGACTGTAAAGCCGCCCGAGGTGCGCGCGACGGCAACGCGAGCATAGGAGGTATAGGACGTTTCGCTTGTCGTCTGGTCGCCGGCCTCGCCAGGGTCGGCGGTGTGCAGCGAAACATAAAGGTTGGTGAGCGGCGACGACGCGGCATTGTCGGCCATGTTGGCGATTGCCGTCGCGTTGAATATCAGTTTCAACAGGTCATTTTCGAAGGTGTTGCCCTTAGACATGCTGCATTCTCCTTTGGGTTAAGCGCGTGGGAATTCCGCCGTTGGCACTGTGAAGCCGGAATCGGAGGCGTAGCGGGCAACGCCCTTTGTCACGCGGACCTCGTCAATCCAGCCGTTTAGGTCGTAAGTGCCGGCAAATCCGGGAACATAGCCGAGACCGAACAAGCCGGTTCCGTTCTGGATAGTCTGCGAAAAGGTATTGCTCGCGACCATGGCGCCGTCACGATAGATGCGGACCTTGTTGCTAGCGTCACGGTCAAAGGCGAGGTGATACCAAGTGTTGACCGTTGGCGTCCAAGCGACGGACGTGTCGCGGTTGACGTTGCCCGAGTCATGCAAGCGCAAGAGCAGCGAGCCCGCGCTTAGGAACAAGAACCAAGATTGCTCGGCATTAGTGGCGCCCCACTGCCCTATGAAACCTTCATTGGTCCCGAAGCCGGTCGCGAACCGCACCCACATTTCAGCGGTGAATTGACCAGCCCCGAAATCCCAGGCCGCGTTATCGGCAGCGGTTACATAATCGCCGGTGCCGTCGAGCAGCAATGACGCCGTGCCAAACTTGAATTCCGCCGTATCGAGTTGAGCGTTTCCGTTGAAAGTGAGTGTCTTCGGCGAGCCGCTTTCATCTGTTGAGGACGTCGCCCCATCAACGCCGTTGAAGCCGCAAAGCAGCCCGACGCTAGAGAAATTCGGATCAACCAAGATACCGGTCGCCGCTGCCGCACCGGTGCCGGCCGCCG